GCAGGGCAGTACGATGGGCAGCGAAGGGGTCAATAAGCTGACAGAAGTCCTTCAGAACCGGATGCGGGGAATGAGCGAGCAGCCGCAGGTTCTGGACTTCGGCGTGATTCAGCCGGACATGAGCCTGCTGACGAACAAGTTCCCCGTTCCTATTCCACAGAGTGATTACATGGTCTGCCGCCAACTGACGCTGGGGCCAACCAACGACATTCTTGCAAAAACGCAGGATATGGGCTTGCCGCACAGCGGCTCTCACCTCCACAAGGTAAATGGCCCAGTCGGTGAAGCCACCGGCCCAGCGCCGGACCCGCCCATCCCGTCGGTCAAGTCAGCCGGCGAGGATTCTTCGGACGGCCTCCACCAGCATCATGTCCTGATTCCAGAGAAGATGCGGCACATTGAGCCGGGGGACCGTGTGCTGGTGGCCTGGGTGGGTGATGATGCCTGTGTAATAGACCTTATTCTCCCAGCAACGGAGGTCTGACACAGCACAGCAGCGGAAAGTGCGAAAGGATAGCGAGTATGGTAAAGGGTTTATTCCCTGTCTTTGATGTCCCATCTACGCTGGCAGAGGATACGGAAATCACGGAGCGGTATCCCCCTGCACCGATGTGGGATGTGGAAGCCGGAGATTTTGTGACAGATGGAGCGGGAAAGCCGCTCTACGGCAGCGGGTATGATGCGTGGGTGCTTTGGTGTACCAAATCTATCCTGACCCAGAGGTGGGCGCATCTTTCGTATAGCCCAAATGAGGGCATAGAGGCGGAGGAAGCATTCAAGGAGCCTGACCAGAGAGCTGTGGAAAGTACATTTGAGCGCACGATAACCGAAGCCCTCCTGGCGGACCCGCTAGGGCGCACGGCACAGGTTCGCGATTTCTCATTCAAATGGGAGGGTGATAACCTGTGGCTGGAGTGCGTTGTGGTTGGTACAGACGGAAACACCGCGAGTATCCAGGCAAAGCTCAACAACTGACCCAAAAGGAGGTGGTAAACGGTGCCTGACGGATATTTCGACTATGAAAGCTACTACTACCCGTATACTGCTCCAGATTTTTTGCTCGGGCAGAGCGCGGACGAAATTCACAAGCGGATGCTGGATGCGCTTCCTGCCGGGATAGACAAGAGCGAAGGAAACATCCCATGGGACTTTACACGCCCTTCTGCACTGGAGAAAGCGGAATTTGTGGAGTTCTCGCTGAATGAAACCATAAAACTGATCTTCCCGCAATGGGCCTACGGTGAGTGGTTGGATCTCCATGGTGAAATGGTGAACACCATCCGCAGAGCGGCGAACCGCGCCACAGGCGTGCTGAACGTGACAGGAGCGCGAGGCACAGTCCTCCCAGCTGGCTTCCAGTTTGCAACCCCGTCAACCCTAACGCCCAGCGTGATATTTGAGACTTTGGAAAGCGTCACGCTGGACGGCGTGCCAGATAAGCGGGGACAAGTTACAGTTTCAATTGACATCCAGGCCGTAGAGGGTGGCCTGATCGGGAATGTTCCGGAGGACACGGTCAAGCTGATGGTCAGCCCTCTGCGGGGCATTTCTTACTGCACGAACCCGGAACCCATGACCGGCGGCGCGGAGGCGGAGCCGGATGAAGAATACGTTATCCGCATCCTTGACGCAATGCGGCTCGGCTCGTCCATGACCGGTTGCGTGGCTGATTATATCCGCTGGGGACGGCAGGTCCCCGGCGTAGGGCAGGTCATCGTAGACCCCGAATGGGATGACCCGGCCCTCCCAGAAAAATTCCATTATACGGATGCGCTTGGGTACCGGAGATGTGCGGGAGCGGTGCGCCTGATTATTATTGATAGTAATGGATTGCCTGCGAACCGGCAAATCATCGACGCCGTTTATCTGCACATCATGGGAACGGGTGACGAGGATGTGAAACGGCTTGCGCCCATTGGCGCACACGTTACTGTGATTGCCCCGGAGGGGCTGACCGTTGATATAGCGGCAAATGTCCTTCTGGAAGATGACGCGGACATTGAAACCGTGACCGCCCTCTTCCGGAAGAACCTGAGAGCCTACTGGCTACTGGTTGGACGGGAAGCAAGCATGAGTTCCCGCACCCGCACGGGGTATGTTCGATGGGTACAGGTTGGCGCTGTCCTGGCAAAAACAAAAGGCGTAAAGGACTATACCGAACTGACAATCAACGGCGGCTCGGAGAATATCCCTGTCACGCAAGTGCAATATCCCGTAACTGGGGAGGTGGATCTGCGTGTCCAAGCCAGACCTTGATATTATCCACAGCCCGGAGGCAAAAACATTCCTGCGCTCTGTAACGGAGGGCTTTTATAATCGTTCCTACCTGGGCCTTTGGATTTACGAGGTCATTGGGCGTGAATGGGACGAAATGGCGCAGTGGTCCGCCGATCTGAAACAGGAAATTTTTGTGCAGACCTGCACATGGAGCATTGCCATCTGGGAGTGGGTGTATGGCTTCGAGCCGGACGAAAGCATGACGCTGGAGGAGCGGCGGCAGCGGATTCTCAACAGAGTACGCATGGTACGGCCCATTAACCCGGAGGTTTTGCGCCGGGGGATTGCGGCGGTTTCCGGGGCAGATGTAGAAGTAACAGATTTCACAAGCCCCTACACGTTCAGTGTAACACTGAACATTACGAACAGGCCAATTCCTAGTGACCGGGTTTTTCAGTATATCAGCAAGGTCAAACCTGCGCATCTTGCTGTAAGCACAAAAATCATATTCCCGACTATCCCCAATACCGTCCGTCTGGGCGGCTGTGCCGCAGCGCACATCCGGTTCCCGATCCCGGAGCAGGCGGACACGATCAGCTTCCAGGGTACAGTCCGCATAGGCGGCGGCGCGGCGGCCATGACCCGGCTCCCCGTGGCGCAGCAGGCGGACGATATCCGGCTGCAGGGGACCATCCGCGCCGGCGGGAGCGCGACGCCGCTGGTCAGGTTCCCGGTACCGGAGGATACCGCTGCCGCACCCGTAGAGAAAGCGCTCCGCACCGGCGGCCAGACGGTGGCCCGCGTCATAGTGCCTGTGCCTGAGCAGCAATAAGGAGGAGATTTTGCAATGGAAATTGCGTTTAAGCCCACGACCCATGGCCGCGCGATCCTGTCGGCCTGTATGGCCCAGTCCCTGCCGCTGCAGCTAACCCGTGTAGCCTTCGGTAGCGGCAGGGTGTCCGAGGGCCGGAACCTGGCGGATATGCACGAGCTGATCCGGTACGTGGCCGACGGCACCATCGGGGAGCGCCGCCACGAGGATGACCGGCTGTATCTGACGGTGCAGTACGCCAACGACGTGGATCACGCCAGCGTCAGCACGTTCATGCTCTCGGAGTTCATGATTTACGCCAGGGACCCGGAGACCGGGGAGGACCGGGACTTCATCTATGCCACCCTGGGCGATTACAGCCAGGCCATCCCCGCCTACCGCGCGGGGTTCTCTCCGGGGACCTGGAGTCTCCCACTGGTCATCATCATCTCGGACGAGATCGAGGTCTCCATCTCCGCGCCCGCGGGCCTCGTGACCCACGACGAGCTAATCCGTCTGCTGAGCAAACATGCCAGCGGCGCGGCCAAGCGGTCGCTCACCATTCCCACCGGCGGCTGGACGGCGGACGCGGACACCGGCGGGACGTACCCCCGGCACCTGGATATCGCCAGCGCGGAGATCACGGAGGACATGGTACCTGTGGTGTCCATCCTGCCCCAGAGCCTGAGTGCGGCCATAGCCTGCGGCCTGTGCCCGGCCTGCCGGACGCTGCCGGGACTGCTGCGGTTCTACACCAAGAGCGCCCCGGCATCTGACATCCAGATCAGCCTCGCCCTGCTGGATACCGTGCCCCAAGGCAGCAATCTCGCCAGCTCTGCGGCAGCTGGGCGGTTGGACATCGAGATCCCGGTGGAGGGCTGGACGGACAGCGGCGAAGGTGCGTATCCCTACAGCACGGAAATTCGCCACGGTCTCATCGACGCCAGCATGATTCCGCTGGTGACCATCCTGCCGGAGTTCCTGGAGGTCGCCGTATCCAGCGGCATGTCCCCCATTGCCGAGACCCTGTCCGGCGCGCTGCGGGTATACGCCAAGCAGGTACCGGAGGCCCCCATCCGGGCCAGTCTCGCGCTGCTGCGTGTCGCGTCGGATATTACCGGCTCCATCAAGCCGGACACAGGCTCCGGCTACGTCCTGCCTACCGCCACGGAGTACGCCCTGGGCGGCGTGAAGGTGCAGCGCGGCTCCGGGCTGACGGTGGATGAGGATGGCAACCTGTGCCTGGACACCGCGCCAAAAGAGGCGGTCGTCAATCTTTTCAAAGGTTCCAACGGCTGATAAGCCTGGAATAAATAATTTATGAAACGAGGTACATCACAATGGCAGAAACCACCACCACCACCACCATCACCAACGCCGAGAAGGCCGTATCCCTGGAGAGCCTGGAGGAGGCCAGCAAGCTCATCGCCACGAAGGCCGAGGTCAAGCAGCAGATCGCGGAAGCGGTAACCGCCTGTGCCAACATC